GTTAAAATAGATACAACATCAAATCAAATATTAACATATATTAATAATTTATCAAATATAGATGTATATAATGATATTTACAAATTAGAAATAGCATCAAATATATTAGATAATAGATTAGATAATTTAGAAATAGCATCAAATATATTAGATATTAGAATTGACATGATAGAAGATAATATTACCGGGTTATTAAATTCAAATTTATCCATATCTAATTTGTTAGATATTGGGTTTGTAAATATTAATTTAGATAATATAGAACAGGGTTTAAATAATAAATTTATAGAAAATAATGAATATAATGATAGTTTAAAAATAACAGGAACTTTAAATGCTGATAATACTATATTAAATAATAATGCAACTATTATAAATTCATCTATATATAATTCTGGTTGTGTAAATATTGTTAATTATGGAAACAATCATTCTATTAAAATAGATCAAATTGGTGACGGTGATATATTGAAAGTTGTAAATAATTATAATGAACAATTAAAAATAACTAATAAAGGTTATATTGGAAATAAAGAGGAAATAAATTATAATATAGATGTAGATGGTTATATAAATGCTACAAAATTTAAAGGTGATGGAGAATTAATAAGTAATATTAATTTATCAGATAAAGATACATCTTATTTAATAGAAGGTTCTAATTTATATTATACAGAAGAAAGATTATATGATTTTTATAAAAATTCAAATTTATTATTATCAAATGCACAATTTACAAATATATTAGAAAATGTTCAAGAAATAAAACACGTTATGGGTTTGCATCATTTAGATAGAGTTGAACAAGGTACAAGTAATAAATATTTAGTAAATAATATATATAATGATGATATGATAGTTTTGGGCAATTTAACAGCAAAAAGTATAAACATATTGGAATTGGATACAGAATATTATACAGATATATATTATAGTAATTTATTTATAAATCCATTTCAGGATGAAAGAGATACTTATGCAAATATATCAAATATATTAAGAAATGTAATAATAGATGAACCCACAATAGGTAATAATAGTAATTTGGAACATCGTATATCAACATTGATATCAGATAATATGTCAAATTATATGTATTTAATTGATACATTATTTAATGATAAAATTAATAATTTAACATTAGATGATATACAACAGGGAGATATTAATAAATATATAATTAGTAATATATATAATGAAAATTTAATAGTAAATGGTAATATTATAACAAAATTATTAGATATAAAGATAGAAGACGAATTAGATAAATTATATAATGATACATATAATTATGGTTTATCAAATGCTTTTGCGGGCAAAAGTGAATATTTAGAAGATAGAATTGATAGTATTGTTCATAATAATATGTCGAATTATTATAGATTAATAGATTTACACGTAGATAATAAAATTAAAACAATATCTTTGGATAATGTTATACAAGGAAATATAAATAAATATATAATAAATAATATATATAATGATGATATAATAATAAATGGTAATATTATTACAAAATTAATTGATGTTAAAATAGATCATACTATGAGTATGATGTATAGTAATATGTATATTAATTCAATTGAAAATCATAACATAGCAGATAGCGAATATTTAAAAACAAAAATTTTAGAAGGAGTATCAGATAATATGTCTAATTATAATATAAATTTTAATAATATATTAAATTTAACAAATACAAATATATCAAACTATGTAATTAAAACTAATAATGAAATATTAAATAAAATAAATTCATTATCACTTGATAGCATATATCAAGGTGAAAAAAATAAATATATAGTAAATGATATATATAATAATGATTTAATTGTAAATGGTAGTTTAATATCTAAATTAATTAATATAAATATAGAAGCTGATTTATTTGGTACATATAGTAATATATATAACAACACATTACTTAATTCAAATATAGATTCTGAAGATAACTCATTAACTTTATTTGATAATTATATTAAATTATCAAAATTTATTACTACAGAAACTACAACAATTAATAATAATATTAATGATATTTATAATATAATTACACAGTATCACAGTGATATTATTACATCAAATCAGCAAATAATTGAAATTAATACATTAAATAATAAATTAGATAATTTAACATTAAAATATGAAAAATTAGAAGAGATAATTGATAATTTGGGATATAATATAAGTGTATTATAAATTATTTATTACTAGTAGATGTAGCAAAATAAATAATGAAATAAAGGAGATAAAATATATTTAAATAAGTTTTTTATAGATATATTATCAGTATTATTAAGTAGTATCAGTATTATCAGTATTATCAGTATTATCAGTATTATCAGTAGTATCAGTATTATCAGTATTATCAGTAGTATCAACATAAGTTTCATTTGTATTATTTAATTTACAATTTTTCAGATTATTTTTAATAAGTTCTTGTCTAATTTTTTGCATATAAATTATATCATCCATTTTTTCTTCAATAGAATGGTCTATCCATTGAATAATTGTTAGATCATTTCTATCCATATTTGTTTTATATTTATTATAACCGAATTCTGCTCTGTTTATAAATTTACTAATTATAGATCTAACAATACTATCTAAATTATTAATTCTATTATTTAAATTATTATCCGACATTAAGTTAATTAATATATGTTATAAATATCATTTTTTTATATAAAAAAAAAAAATTATTTCTTATTTTTTATTTTTTTTTCCACATTTTAGCAATTTCTTTAACAACATCTGTTGCTTTCCATTTAGGATTATTTTTTTGTACAGTTGCGAAATTTTTCTTTACAAATAGAGCATAAGGATTGGGTTTTCTTTTAGAAACTTTTTTTTTAACAACTTTTTTTTTACGAGCACCACCTTGCATATTAGGAGAATATGCTTCATGTAAAGCACAACCAGAACCACCGGTCTTAGACATTTATATTAGTTCTATTAATAAATAAGATTAAATTTTAAAATATATATTTATTATTTATAGAGATCTAAAATATTTAAAATGTCAAATGATAGTTTAATAATAATAATATTATTAGTAGCTATAATATTTGTTGTAATATATTATGTATATTTAGAGAAAAATAAATATAAAGAATTATTAAAAAAAAATAATTTTGAAAATGTTAAATCAAAAAAAATTGAAGAAATTAATGATTATAATTCTAATAATCTATCAAAAAAATCACATAATTGGGGAGATTTTTATATAATAAATAATACTAGTAATTCTAAAGGATTTTTACCGCAAAATTGGGGACCATTTGCATGGATGATGTTACATTCGGTTGCTTTAGGATATCCAGATAATCCTACAATAGAAGATAAATTAAATTATAAAATGTTTTATTCAAATATTAAAAATATTCTACCATGTATAACTTGTAGACTTAATTTTAGAAAACATAGTGAACAACTTAATATTGATAATTATTTAACAAATTCATATACTTTACATGAATGGGTAACAAAAATACACAATATTACAGCAAGTACATACAATGGTAAACAAGCGTCTGAAGAAAAATCAAGAAGATATCATTTAAATTGGCTCACTGATCCTAATTTTATAGCAATTGATTATAAAAAATCTATTTTTAATAAAAAATTAGATAAATTAAAAAAAGAGGAGAAAACATGCGAAAGTCAATGTGAATTAAAATGCAATATCGATAATATATAATTTAAAATTTTTTTATTATATATGGGTAATTATTATGTATATTAATAACATTTTTTATACTATGTATAGCTTTTTTATGAGCACCCGAATGTTCTGGATGTATATCACTTACTAATTCGGGATTAGGATAACAATATGGTAAAGTCATACAAATAGTATTAGCAGTACTATATATTAAAACATCTGCTACTATTTGATAATTAGATTTTTCAAAATCGTATTTGTTATTATTATTTATAAATAAATTTACAAATCTTTCAGCACATTTTCTTGATATTATATACATACCAGTAGATGGTAATAAATATTGCCATTTAATAAACTTTATATTTGTTTCATTATATAATTTATTTAATCCATTAACAGTATTATCATAAAGTACCATCATTTGTATTATTTCAATATTTTCATTAATATCATTTAATATATTATTATAATCTATGTCAAATGGTAAATAAATATCATCTTCCATTATTACAAAATATTTATCATCATATTTTAAACATTCTTTCATGGTTTTTATATGACTACATAAACATGCATATTCATATTCACAACTAGTACATCCTGGAAATTTACAAGACAATGGTCGTTTTTGTTCTAAAACATTATCAAAATCATTAGGTGTAATTGCTGAGATCCTAATATTTTCTAATTTATTTTTTTTAAATTGTTCAATCATAAAATTATATTTTTTAAAATTATTTTCTATATTTATCCATAAATGTTTCATATATAAATATATAAATATATAAATAAATATTTATATATAAATAAATATAATATATATGATATTTATTATAATTAAAGCACAATTAGGTAATCAATTATTTTCAATATTTAACGGAATATCTATTGCGATGGATAATAATTTAAAATATTGTATATGTTATGACGAGAATGAAACAACTATATATGAAAATAAAAAAACATATTTTAATAATTTATTAGATAAATTAAAAAATAATGTTAAAAAATTTAATAAAATAGAATTTGAAAATATTATTAAAAATAATCAATTATATAAGGAAAGTAATTTTCATTATGAAAAAATATTATTAGATAAGTATGATATAAATAAAGATATATATATAGAAGGTTATTATCAAAGTTATAAATATTTTAATAATAATTATAATAATATCATTCAACTTTTAAATTTAAAAGAAAAACAAAATAATATTAAAGCACGATATAATTATATGTTTAATAAAAAAACAATTGCTATTCATTTTAGAATTGGTGATTATATTTATTTACAAAATCTTCATCCTATTCAAAATATTAAATATTATTTTAATGCTATTAATAAAATAAATGAAATATTAAATATTAATAACGAATATTTATGTAATTATAATATTTTATATTTTTGTCAAGAATGTGATAATACTTTAGTTTTAAAATATATAAATAGATTAAATATTATATATAATAATATGTTATCATTTATTAAAATAAATGATTCTATATCAGAATGGGAACAATTATTATTAATGTCTTGTTGTGACAATTTTATCATTGGTAATAGTACATATTCTTGGTTTGGTGCTTATTTATCTAATAATAGTAATAAAATTGTTTTTTATCCTGAAAAATGGTTTGGTGAAGGTTATATTAATAACAATACATTAGATTTATTTCCAAATTCGTGGATATCAATTACTGATAAATAATTTAAAATATTTAAAAATAAAAAATTATAATTAATATAGAAAAATGGTTAAGACTAAAAGGGATAAAAATAATATAGATTTTGTAAATGACGGATATTCAACAGAAGAATTAAAATTAAAAATCGTAGAAATTAGAAATAAATATAATATTTCAAATTTAAAAGAAAAAGATATAACAGAAGAATTAAAAAATAATATATCAACAGAATATAAATTTTTTAAAGAAAGATATCCTTTTTTATTTGATATGGTAATAAAAATTGATATGGATTTTGATAGATTAAATTATATGTTAAGGATGAGAGAAAATATTGTTAATAATAATATTACATTTGAAAATGCTTCTAAAAAAGTAGGACAAGATATGTATGATGAATATATGAAATAATATAAAAAAAAATAATATGTTTAAATAGAAGAGAGATGGAGTATAGTTTCTTGATAAAAGAAGAAAATAATGTTATAATTCCTAATGTCCCAAATGCTGGAATTTATAAAAATGAAATTGGTGATAATTTTTCAGGTAAACCATGGGGAAATGACTATTTAAATAAAAAAGTAGAACCATCCGCGGAAGCTTATGCATCACAATTTTATGCAAAAAATCATATACCTAGTTCTTATAGACCTGGTAATAATCCAAAACCTAAAATATATAATTATGTTAATACTGATAAATTTAACGTACAATGTTATAATTATTAATAAACTATTAACAATTCTGGTCTATATATAATTTCATAATTTTCTTTTAAAATATTTGTAATATATTTATATGCTTCATTAACTTGTTCAAATGTAATACCGCCGGTGATTAATATACTTCCACTTTCAAAAATAGCTATAGTTACTTTTTTACAATTATTTATATTTTTATTTTTATTAAATGAATGAAAATCACATAAACAGATTCCATTATTATTTATTTTATCATTATAATAATATTCTAATTTTACACCTTGATAAATACCTGGTTGAAAACTACATCTATTATTATATTTATCGCTTATTAATAAATTATGCAACTCTTTTCTTCTAATATTAAATTTATTTATCATATTTTTATCACAATATGATTTAAAATCGGTGTTAATCATTCTTATTTTAAAATTATTATAATATAAATTATTTAAAAAATTATTTTTATTGTCTTCATAATTATTATCAATTTCTTTATTAATACTATAAATTTTATTTATAGTATTAATAAGTTTATTTGCTATTATTTCAGTATCTTTTATATTTTTAATTCCAGTTAATTGTATATTACCATTTTTAAAAACTTTAATATTTGGCATATATTTATCATCT